GAGAGAGTATTCAACTCGAATATGGTGACATTGTTCACCGACATATGATGGATGGAGATGGTATTCTGTTTAACAGACAACCCACCCTTCATAGAATGAGTATGATGTGTCATATAGCAGTTATCATGTATAAGGGTGATACCTTCCGCATGAATGTAGCCGATAGACTTTGTGTTGGCAACAGGGGGCGTTAAAAACGTGTTACCCCCTAATGAATCCACCTTTTCAAAGGTGGGCCAAAATAATATAAAATGGAATTATTTGGCTCCACCTTTGAAAAGGTGGATTCGTAAAACACCTTGTTGCGGGAAGTCCCTTAGAGCCTATCTAGTCTAATAAACTAGAGAACCACTACCAAGTCCATTTTGGGAAACCAATGGATGGCCGAGATTAGAACTCGGGTATGGTAATAATGTGGAGGATTGGGTAATCCGCAGTGTTACTTCCTAATGTCGTTTAGCAGACTATGGAAGGCATTCAGAGACTGAACGGGTGTTGGTGAACGATGAAGGATTAGCTATCCTGAGTTTGCTTAAGATACAGTCCAGCCCTATTGGAAACTTTAGGGAACAGCGTGAGAGCATATATGCTCTTAAGTATTTGACAAAACCATACAACGCTGATTTTGACGGGGATAGACATATGTAAAAGCATTTTGTCCCCAACAGGGAGCGTTAAAAGCGTGCAACTCCCTAGTTATGTGATTCAAATAAAAAGAACTTAATAATAAAATATTCTAATATAATAAATGGAACCATCAAAGTATTTAGGACTATCAAACAAAATATTAGACAACCCAACCGAAAGATATTGTGAAATATATAAAATCACAAATATCTCAAATGGTAAGATATATGTAGGACAGGCAGTTTCTCACATATTGAATCATAAGAGATATAGACCATATGGACATGAAGGAAGGTTTAGATGTCACATTTCAGAAGCCTTCACAACAAAAAAAAACCAATCACATTATTTAAACAACGCTATACGCAAGTATGGTGTCACAGATTTTATGGTTGAGTTAATTGAATGTTGCGAATTAGAAAAGGCAGATGAAAGAGAGATACATTACATTAAAGAGCTGAATAGTTTATTTCCTAATGGTTATAATCTAAAGAACGGCGGAAGTGTATTTACTCACAGTGATGAAAGCAAAAAGAGACTGTCTATTGGTGTGGTGAATTATTTCAAAGATAAAAAGGCAGAACGGTTTAAAGATATAAAACAAATTGATGATGATATTGAAAAATACATCAAGCCTTTAAACAGAAGTAATGAACAATATGGTTGGTATGTCTATATAGATAGAATTAAAGCTGATTTTGGAGGAGTTCACATTCCATTAGAAAAAAGTAAAAAAGATGCAATAGAATTTATTAATAATTTAAAGAATCGCATAGCAACATGACCAAATTGCGGGAAACCTCCTTAGAGCCTTTACTACCACTCACTGTTGGAAACAACTGTGAGGAACTCGGTTAACTGCCGAACCCAATGGTAATAATGTAAAGGATTGGGCGATCCGCAGCCAAGCTCCTAATCTCGTTATGATAGAGAACGGAGAAGGTTCAACGACTAGACGGTTATGGGTCTTATATGATAGTTTAATCAACTTGATAAGGCTTAAGGTATAGTCTGCCCCTATTGGAAACTTTAGGGATTCATGGAAATGAATTTACATATGCCCCAAGACGAGGAGTCTGAGGCAGAATTGAAAAATTTGGCAGCAGTGCCGTATCAAATAATCAGTCCAGCAAATAACGCATCGATTATCGGTGTGTTCCAAGATTCATTGCTAGGATCATATAGGTTCACAAGACCAAATATAAAGTTTGACCAACGCGCAGCAATGAACTTGCTAATGGCATTTAACAAAGTAGACACATCTGTTCTTAAGAAAAATAAAGAATTAACTAGTTTTGACATCATGTCGCAAATAATGCCACCGATTACTATTAAATTTGGTAATAAATGGTTTGAAGATAGTGGAGAAGAGTATAGTAAATCCAACCATGTTGTGGAAATCGTGGCTGGAAAATATGTCCGCGGACAGATGGAAAAGGGTGTTTTAGGTGGGGGAGGGAAGGGTCTTCTCCAACGAATTTGTAATTATTACGGAAACATGGCTTCCGCTGATTTCGTAGATAATTTACAAAACATAGTAACCGAATACATGAAGACTAGCGCATTCAGCGTCGGTATTAGCGATTTGATTGCTGACAAGGAAACAAATGAGAAAATTGCGCAGACTATTACTTCCAAGAAGAAGGAGGTGAAGAATTTAATTGACCAGACACATCTTGGTATTTTCGAGAATAAAACTGGCAAGTCAAATGAAGAGGAATTCGAAACACAAGTTACAAATATCTTGAATAATGCGACCAATGAGGCTGGTAAGATTGGACGCAAAAGTTTGGAGAAGAGCAATCGTTTTGTCATCATGGTCAATGCCGGTTCAAAGGGGGGTGATATCAACATTTCACAAATGATCTCTTGTTTGGGTCAACAAACCGTTGATGGAAAGCGTATTCCATATGGGTTTGAAAACAGAACATTGCCTCACTATACCAAATTCGATGATTCGCCAAAGGCGCGTGGTTTCGTAGAAAGTTCGTTTATTTCTGGACTTACACCAGACGAATTATTCTTCCACGCAATGGGTGGTCGTGTTGGTTTGATTGATACTGCTGTAAAAACATCTCAAACTGGATATATTCAACGCAGATTGATTAAAGGTTTGGAAGATCTAAAGGTTGAATACGATATGACTGTGAGAAACAACAAACAGCGAATTGTTCAGTTTCAGTATGGTGATGATGGCGTGGATACAGTTCGAGTAGAAAATCAGTTGCTTCCACTTGTAGGAATGAGCTTGGAAGAAATTTATGCTCATTTCCATTTCCCAAGTGACAACGATAGCACAAGTGTATTCATGACACCTTATACCAAAGGCGCCACTGGTCGTATGAAAAAGCAACAAGCTGATTTGACCGCAAAATCCAAGTTCTATATTGAGTATATGATTGAAATGCGCGAGAAGATTGTTAAAAATATCTTCAAGGATACTGACGGAAAAACGGTTTATATTCCAGTATCATTTCAACATATTATCAATAATATTCAAGGGTTACAGCACATCAATAAGAATTCGATGGTTGACATTACACCATTCGAGGCATTCGCGCTAATTGAAAATACATTCCAAAATCTCGAGAAGATTGTGTATGCTCCTCCTACCGAGCTATTCAAAGTAATGTATTACTTTCACCTATCGCCAACCGAATTGTTAACAGTCAAGCGTTTCAACCGAAAGACATTGATTACTTTGTTGGAGATGATAACCACTGTATACAAGAATGCGATTGTAGCACCTGGTGAAATGGTTGGAATGATTGCTGCTCAATCTATTGGTGAACCGACCACACAGATGACTTTGAATACATTCCATCTTGCTGGTGTAGCATCCAAGTCAAATGTAACTCGTGGTGTGCCTAGAATTGAGGAGATTCTATCTCTATCTGAAAATCCTAAGAATCCCTCTGTAACCATTTACATTCCAAAGGACCAAGAAGGTAGTAGAGAAAGTGCGCAAAAGCTTATTCCGTCAATTGAACATACACAGTTACATGAAATTGTTAGCTCAGTTGATATTTGTTTCGATCCAGATGATTTAAAAAGTCTTGTGGAGGAAGATGTAGATGTTTTAACACAATACTACGAATTTGAACGATTGGTAGATCAATGTGGAGGACATCAAGTCGTTGATTCCAAGGACAAGTCAAAATGGATTATTCGCATGGAATTGGATAAGGAATCTATGTTGGATAAGAATATTACAATGGATGACATAAATTTTGCGATTAGCAATAGTTTTAATGACGAAGTTCATTGTGTATACTCTGATTATAATTCGGACAAGTTAATCTTTAGACTTCGCCTTAAAAATATGATTTCCAATAAAAAGAAGGCAGGCAAAGTAAATCCACTTGATCAATCCGATGAAATTTACTTGCTCAAAAACTTCCAAGATAATCTTCTCAATAACATTGTTCTAAGTGGTGTTAAAAATATCGTAAAGGTAAACTTGCGTAAGATCACTGACAATGTTGTTAAAGAAGACGGACGATACAACAAGAAGGAAAGTTGGGTTCTTGATACAGTAGGTACAAATTTGCTTGACATTTTGGCATTGGATTATATCGATGTAAATCGCACGATTAGTAATGACATTCAAGAAGTATATCGTACATTTGGTATTGAAGCTGCTAGAACTGCCATTTTCCAAGAACTTACAGAGGTGATTGAATTTGATAGCACATATATTAATTATCATCATCTCAGTATGCTTTGCGATAGAATGTGCTACAAGTCGAATATGATTTCCATCTTTAGACATGGTATTAATAACGATGATATCGGTCCTATTGCTAAGGCATCTTTTGAGGAGACGCCAGAGATGTTCTTGAAGGCGGCTAGACACGCAGAATTGGATCCCATGCGTGGTGTTTCAGCAAATGTAATGTGTGGTCAACAAGGATATTTTGGAACATCTGCGTTCCAAGTGTTGGCTGATATTAATGCGTTGATGGAACAAGAACCCGTAGACGATGATGATGATGAGGATGGTGAAAAGATCATTGATAGCGCATTCGTAGGTAAGGATGGTTCTGGTGATAAATGTAGTATTACTAACTTGACCATTGACAGCAATAGTCTAAACATTAAAGAAGTAGATTTGGGTAAAACAGATGATGACTATGACATTGAATTTTAAAAAACATCAGC